AGCAATTTGATCCTCTGTATAGAACCTCTGTTGTTGGTTCATATATCCTACCTAACAGTTATAGGAAATTAAACCCACATAGATCTTGGTGGTCGTTGTTTGTTCCACGAAATCTGTTTATTCCAGTTCGATTTGCCAATATGTTCAAGACTCCAAATACCAAGGCGAGAGATCTCTTTGGTGGTCAGGCAATATTTACGATTTCGCCAAACTATTGGAGAACCTGGTATGGTAGTGAATTTCAGACTTGGTTATCTCTAAATCCTAATACGGTTTCGAGCATCATGGGTAGTAGTAGTAGTCCTCTATCTTTCTTCGTGGATACCGATGAAACTACTAGCATAAGTCCAATGAAGAACGCATTGACTGCATATTTCAATGATTCGCTAATGAATTATCTTGCTGGAAATTATATTAGTTATAGACCAGGACTTGTTGCAACTGATCTATGGAAGTACGATCTTAGTGGTGAGTCAGATTATGGAATAATTACTCCACCAGTAGATACTGAGTATGATTTCTTTGATCGTAATTTTGCAATACAATTCAGCGTCCTTTCCCGTGCTAGAAACTTGAGTTGCAAGGATATTGGTCTGAATTGTGCCAATCCATCAGCAATAATAAATGGATCAATCCCTGCTTTGGGTGGTTGTACTGCGGATCCCTATTGCGCTTGCCCTGCTCAATATCTAATCCCAACAGAAGTAGAACCAACATATCTCGAAATTTATAGATTATTCAACGATATCAATGAATGCGCCTTGATTGAGGAAGTATTGGGCGAAGATTATCTTGGATGTAATTTCTCTGATCCATCTGCACCATGCAGTTGCATCTGTCCAGAACAGGGCAAAGAATTCAAGAAATATCTTGAATACGATAGAACATATGCAACCTTCTGGGAAACACCAAACGATTTGCCTCTTAGAAGACAAGCGCAGACTCAACAATTAACTGCACAGCAGATTAAAATCACAATTGCTCCTAATGATTCAATAAAGATAGGTGCATTAATAGAAATTATAGACCAGAACGATAGTGCAGACGAAACGGTCAATCAATATAAGAAAATTTCAGGTAGATGGGTTGTAACAGGCATAGTACACAACCTAATCGGATCCGTTTCATACTTAATGGAAGTATCGCTAGTCCGAAATAGTCTTCATTATGATCCAAACAAATCTCAAAGTCCAGTAGGACCATTTGGTAAGAAATGACATAATTTCTAATAAATAATAAGATATGATAACGAAAAGATCACAATATGCCGACATACCCTTCTTCATATCTCCAAATAGATTTACTGGAGACTTGAATTTGGTCAAAGATCTTAGTGCTATTAGACAGTCGCTTAAGAATGTTATTATGTGCAATCAAGGGGAAAGACCATTTGATTTTTTGTTTGGTGCTAGTTTATATAAAAATCTTTTTGATAATCTAACCCATGAGTTAATTATAGACATTCAAACTAAGATTGCAACCAATCTGAAAAGACATGAAAACAGAGTTGACATTACAAATATAATTGTAAGAGAAGTTTCGGGAACAGCAAATACAGTAAATATTACTATTTTCTACGCCATACCAGATATTGGGGTTGAAGATGTAATCACAATAGGAATATCAAGGAACAGATAATGGCAACTAATACCACACCAACAACCCTGGGCAGTCTAGAATTTTCCCAAATTAAATCTAGTCTAACTGAGTACTTGAGAGATCAGTCTGTCTTCAGTGGTTATAATTTCGATGGTAGTGCTATGCAGACCATAATTGATCTACTTGCCTATAACACATTTTACTATGCTTATTATGCAAACATCATAAATGCTGAAGCATTTTTAGATAGCGCACAAAAAGAAGATTCTATAATTTCAATTTGTAAACCATTAGGATTCACGGTTCCAGCAAGCACTTCTCCTAAAGCACAAATCAAAGCAGCGGGTATTACAGATCTTGGAACTCTTGGATATAAAATAGCAGCAAACACTCAATTCTTTGCTACAAATTCAGATGGTATTCAATATTCATTCTACACAATAGACGATATCAGTATTAATTATGATGGAAATACTGATAATTTTTTCGTGCATGAAGCAACAAATTATATTGAATTTGATGCATTGCCTACCTTTGATTTTGACAATCAAAGAATAGTCATAGCAAATTCAGATTTTGATCTTGCTACACTCAAGGTTACTATTACAGAAAATGATACTGAAGTATTTACATGGACTCCTGTTGGAAATGTTGGTTATGTTTCTCAGACTACAGAAAGAATATATTTTGTAGAGAGAACTAGTAATGGATTTATTATTGTGTTTGGTTCTAAGAACTCTTTAGGACGAACATTAACAGCAGACACAACAAATAGCATTATAATTCGTTATCTTACAACCAGTGGATCTGATGCCAATAATCTTTCTGTATTCACTCAAAATACTCTATCTGGTAATGTTATATTAACTACCACCTCCCAGTCTGCTGGTGGACGAAGCAAACCAGATCTAGATTCTATTAGATTTTTAGCACCAAAATGGTTTGCATCACAAGAACGAGCAATAACCATAAATGATTATAAGGCGTTGTTAATTGATGCGGCATTCTTTGAGGATGAAACACAATTCAATGTTTTTGGTGGTCAAGATCTTGTTCCTCCGAGATATGGTAGAGTTTTTGTTACATCTAACTTGACTCTATCTGATACTAGAATATCAGAATTTATTGACTTCTTAAAAGAGCGTAGTGTTATTACCGTATTACCTGAATATGTTGTTTCTAATGCTCTTACAGTTTTTGCTGATTTTACCTTCAAAACAGTAAGTGCCTTTACCAATAAGTCTAATGCACTAAATCAGGTAAAATCAAAATTCAGTAGCACCTATGAAGCAATAAGGGAATATAATGTATCCTTTAGTGCCTCTGATTTTATATTAGATATTCAATCTGACTTAAATAATGGACTTATTATCAGTCCAGATGATTTTACAATTTATGTGGAGCAAGCATTAGTCTCTGGTAAAGAATATATCTTTAATTTAGAGAATGAACTATACTTGCCCGTAAATCAATCTGTTGATATAACAGAACCTTTTGCATGTGCGGTATCTGGATTTCCTACTAATTCACTTGGTATTCTAAGAATATACTCTGTCAGTTTAGGGTCAAAAAATACTAAACAACCATTGCAACTTTGGGCAAAGAATAACACAAGTGGTGCTCTTTCTCAAGTATCTGGTGACTTTGGATATGCGATTGCGAATAGAGGAACTATTCTTATTAACAATGATGTAATCTCTACTTCTGCAACTCTTCATGTTGAATTTAAGAAGAAGAGTTTTTCGATGGGATTAAACAATTTAGTAACATTTGTTGCTAATAATGTAAACATACTCTAATGCTTTCTACCACGTTAAACAACGAGAATGTACCAATAACAGTAAGATCGACTCTTGCTAGTCTAGCAGGTGTCATTGATGAATTACAGTCTTTGGTGTTTGGTGTTGGGTGCGGTACACAATTTGATATTACCGATCAAATACCTCTATGGATTGTCTATGAAAAGATGCAAAGAGAGACTGATGGTTATAGCGGAACTAATATTTTTGATTTCATGCAGAAATATTACGATTGGTTATATTGCGATAGCGGCACAGGTGCTCAATATGAATTAAGTGCTAGATTATTAGATCTTATTGATATTGAAACAACAAAATCCAAATTCTTAGAAAGAATATCAAACACATATGTTCATGGATTTGATATGAATTCGTTGGAAGAAAATGGTGGTGTGGTTTTAGAAGAAAACTTACGCAAGTTCACCAAAAATATTAAAACATCTTTCTATAATAAAAAGACTACCGAAAGTGGAATTATTTACTTCTTTAATACTCTGTTCGGTATTGACGAAGAAAATATTAAGATAGAAATACCCAAAAAGTATATTCTTCGTCTAAATGGTGGAAGATTTAAATCTGATTCATTTTCGTTTCCAGGAGGAACTGGTTCATATGAAACTTTAAATGCGTTAAGTGGAAGTTACTTAAATGGATCTAGACTACAGGATAGCAATTGGTTTCAGGATTGGTCTTATCTTTTAAAGGTTGGAATTGCATATAGCAATTATAAAAAATCATATATCAATATAGCACATCCTGCTGGATTAAAGGTTCTCTTTGAAAAGACTTTAGAAGATTACCAAGGTGCAACATTCGACGAAACTAATCCGTTTGTGTGTGAATATCCAATGTTGAAGAACTATTCTCCATATGGAATTTCCTTTAATTACGAGAATTCAGCAGTTAATCTACAAATTTATGCATCCTGGAATCCTCCTCCAGATGGAATTACCTTATGTGGACTATCTTTTGATACATCATGCTCAGTTGGATATACTGGATTCTGCGGACCAACTCATCTATTCCCAAGTTGGTCATCCCAAACAGATGTCTTCAACTTTAAGGGTATAAATATTAGCACAATGTTTGAGTTGTGTTATCCAGCAGATATTAATTCTCCAAATCACGAAGCAGATTGTTCCATATAAGTAGATCACTATGAGTATAAAAAGCAACACCATTAAAAGATACATAAAGGACACTGGAAGCAAGAACCAGTTGTTTGTTTTTGTTGGTTCAGATACAAGTACCGCATCATCAAATTCTACCAAGTCATTTGATGATATCTGGAAGCAATCAGATTTCTCTATTCGTGTTGGACAAAATAGTATCTTACCTGTAGTTCCAAACCACAAATGGGTTGCAAAACGACCCTATTCTCCATGGTCTTCAATATCTGAAAATACAGCAAATTATTACATCTATAATGATTTAAATCAATATGTTTATCTCTGCATATCAGATAATGCAAATAATAGAAAAGATTTAATTGGTCAGAATGTTTCAAACAATAGACCATCTCATATTTTAGGAATTCAATCGTATGATGATGGATTTTCTTGGAAACCATTATATAAAATAACATCCTCAATGGAACGATTCGTCACTGCTCTGTGGATTCCTGTTATATCCTTTGATATGTTTGATTCAGATTCACAAAAGACCCAGGCACAACAAACAACCGATTTCTGCGTGGATGCCACAGGAACTGGAGAGATTGGACAATGTGCTGTTTATGCTAAGATAGGACTAAGCACAGACGACGATAGTGGTACTACTGAATATGAGCAAGGTTCTCTATTTACTACATCAGATAATATTACCTGTAGCGATTGTCATTATCTAATGAAAGATAATGATCGATTCATTACTAGATTCTATTCAGATGGCGACGATGTTCCAACGACTATTGTAATTCAAGATGAATACACAAAGGTTGGTGGATTGATATCTCAAAATCAAGTCTCAACAGCATCTCCATATTATTACCTGTATGCGACAAACACCAACGATGCTGTTGAAGAGGGATCAGTAATTTCAGCATTTATAGATTTAAGCAATTTTGATCCAAACGAATTGGTAGCAGGATCAGTAAATCCAGAGTTGACCATAGTAAGTAATACTGGTTCTGGTGCTAGCATTCGTCTAATTACAGGTATTTTGAATGATTCTAATGTCATAACTGGTATTGAAGTTGTGTCTTCTGGTTCTGGATATAGAGATATACAGATTACTCTAGATTCATCCCAGGTGATATCATCCGGTGTGGCGACATCCCTCGCCGCAGCAATTGAGGTAAATCTGGATATTGTTGATGGATTGGCATTTGATCCAGTCACATTATTAAATGCCCAACACATAATGATTGATGCAAAGTTGGATAAAACCTCTATCGAAGATGCTGGAATTCTATTACCAGATAATATTAATATGTTTGGTCTTATAGAGAATCCGTTGGGAATTGACACATCCACAGCAGTTGGAAGTGGTTCAAATCTGAATAAAAAGTTAGATTATATCTTTCGAACGACTGTTAAGGCGAAGGTTTATAATCCAGGATCTCAGAATGTTTTGCCAGTAGTAGGTGAAATATATGATATTCTTGAAGGATCTGAAATTACTGGATATAATCTTGGAATTGGATCAGCACTCAATGCTAGTACTGGTGGAAGTGCCTTGTCAGAAGTAGAATTAAAAAATCTAGTATATTCTTATGCAAACAATCTAGTTGGTGTTGGATTGGATGGTCCAACCAATGGATCACCAAAAGGCAATAATACTATCATTGAAATCTTAGAAATTCCAAATTTCACTCAATATTCAGGAAAAGTAGTTTCAACTACAAAACTAAGTTCGGATCTTCCAGTTGCTGATGTAGATTCGGTAATTATTCGTATAAATATCGTAAAAGGAATGTAATATATGGCTCTCGTTGCACCGTTTGGAACTAAACTTCCCCTAGCAGACTCTCCCTTTAATAGCAGAATATCTGTTAATTTTACGGATGGTGCTATTAAGAATTATTACATGTTGGCATTTAATCCAGGATTTGCTCTGCAAGCATCCGAATTAAATGAAATCCAGGAACTTTTTGCTTTGAATTCTGGACTATCCCAAAGATCTAACCATATTTGGAGTGGACGTGAAGGATATGTTGTTCCTTTCTGGGATGGTGCAATACCCTATAGTCCACTTAATGTTTCAATATCTTCTCCAAGTGTTACTGGATCTGATGCGCTTTATACTGTAACAGTCTCAGTTGGTTGGTTTCTATGGGCAGAACCAGTAAGTAAATTATCTTTCTGGGTATATAATGACACAGAATATACAAAAGATTTTTCAG